AGATGAAATATGGTCTGCTGAATATATGCAAGAACCAGTCGATTTAAAGGGTAGATTATTCTCTAACTTACGATTCATAGACAAAAGTGATTTCGATGCAATTAAACACAAGGCAAGTGGCTCTGTGGCTTATATTGACGTATCAGATGCAGGTAGCGACTTCACAGCAATGGCTGTTGCAACAATTATTGACAAAGTAGTTTATATTTCTGATTACGTATTCAACAAAGGTAACACAGATGTAACCATTCCAATATGTGCTGAAAGAATAAACCGACTAAACGTAGTGTATTGTAGAGTAGAATCTAACTCAATGGGTGCTGTATTCGGTAGATTACTCCAAACTAAAGCAAGAAGATGTAAAATACTAAAAGTACATAATACTCAAAACAAGATTACAAGGATAATTATGCAATCATCTACAATTATCAACTCATTTGTCTTTGTAAAGCACGATACTAACGAATACCACCAGTTTATGAGTAATCTATTAAGTTTCTCTAAAGAAGGAAAAAACAGGAATGATGATAGTCCCGATTGTCTTTCAGGTTTAAGTATGTTTTTAAAATCTTTATTCAAAAAGTTGGAGTTGTAAAGATTATTACTAATTTTGAAATGTTTTCCAATGGCTACTGCCTTTAATTGCTTTCTTTAAAATTTCCCCTCTAACAAAGAGGGGTTTTTTTATTTATAAACACCCTTTTTCAATCCTAAGAATACTTTCTTCTCATCATCAGATAAAGTAATACCTAATTCTTGTTCAATCTTAATTAATGCAGATGCTCTGTAGTCGAATCCCTGAGATTCTTGTAAGTAATCTTTTTGCAGGACAGGCAAATGTTCGTAGTCTGCTACTAATCTTAATCCTTCTTTTTCTAATCCTAATTGTTCACTAATGTTGTTATAGATATGCTCTGCTTCAGGAATAATAGTAGTAGTATACGCTAATCTTTCCCCATAATTCACGTTAGAATACGTTGAACCGCTTTCGTTAGAGAAAATATAGTAGTTAAGACCAAAAGCATCTATAATCGCAAGTTTGTCTGCTTTAAGTTCATCAAACAACATCAAGTCTTTTGTAGGGAATGACATTGGCGTCCATTTAACATCAGATTCAGAGATTATTAACTCATCTTTACTTCTATTGTACCAATCTCTTTGTATTTGTTCACGTTCTTCAGGCGACATAGGTAAAGCACCGCCTAAATCAGAGTTTACTGCTGATAAGATACCAATAGCACCAATATTTTCTAAAAGCACGTTACGTTTGTTGTATTGAGCCTTAATATTAGATAATGGGTATTTTAAACTTTCTATTTTAGATACTGAATTTAAGATATTAACACCATCAGTTGTTTGAATGATAATAACTTCATCATTTGTTAATAACTCTTTGTTGTCTTCATTAAAATTATATACATAATCCTTGATTAATCCACCTTTTTCCATCTGTTTCAAGGAACGACCTGATGTATTAATCTGTACCTTGTGAGTAGCAAGTGGAACAAACAAATTAACTATTCCAAAACTTCTTTTTGGTGCGTAACACAATGCTGTAGAATATAAACTATCATTAACTGATATTGAGTAGATTACATCTTGCCAAGATTGCATAGGATTGGGATTTTTAATTAAATCCAGTACCCAATGTGATTCTACTTCTGAACCATCAGATTCTTTTACAAGTCTTGGTTTACCATTTGCCAACATTTGAGCCTTTTTATCCACAACTGTTCGTAATTCAGGTATTTCGATATATGCTTTGAATGGTTTTGAGGTGTCCATCCATATAGCAGTTTTCTTACCATAGAAGTCATGTTGATAAGCACGAGTGGTATCAAATAGGTCGGAAATATTCCTAATAGGCTTTTTTATTTCAGTTCCAAAGAAAGCATTCCAAAAAGAAAGTGTACTCATAATAAATTTTTTATATTTTTGCAATATTAAAGAACAAATTTAATAAATATGAATAACAAAGTAAATTCGGCTTACAAAATAAAATCTCATTCGTTACAAGTTAAAGATGTAGATGCTTCTTCTCGTAAGGTTGCGATGTATCTTGCTCATTTCAATAACATAGATTCAGACAATGATATGATTGTTAAAGGTGCGTTTGCAAAGTCTTTACAAGAAAGAGGTGTAGATTCAAACTCTAACAGAAAAATTGCATTTTTAAGACATCACGACTGGAAGTGGCAAATTGGAAAGTTTATCGAACTAAAAGAAGATGAAAACGGATTGTATGCTGTTGGGGAGTTAGGAACTTCTACATTAGGCAACGATGCTTTGTGTGATTACCAAGATGGTATCATTAAAGAGCATTCTATCGGATTCAGATACATTAAAGATAAATTAAAATGGATTGATGATGAATCAATGCCAAGCAAAGGATATTACCAAGTAAACGAGGTTGCACTTTGGGAAGGTTCAGCAGTTACTTTTGGTGCTAATGAAATGACACCAGTATTAGAGGTTGGTAAATCATTAGAAAGCAAAGGAGAAATTATTACTTCTATTACTAACGAAATGGAAACTATCGTTAAAGCATTAGGCAATGGTAATCGTACAGATGAATCTTTGTACTCACTTGAAATGCGACACAAATTCTTATCATCTCAATTAGCAGAGATTGCAGGAATGACTGTAGAGCAAACTGATGTAAAACAAAACCTAATAACTGAATTGAAATCGTTTGATTGGAGTACAGTATTTAATAACGTAAAATAAAGAGATATGGCTAAGAAAAAAATAGAAAAGGTAGTTTTAGACACTAAGGTTGCTAAAGTAGAGTTAGAAGTAAAGAATGAGCCTATTTTAGAGGTTGCTAAAGAAACTTTCGGATTAGATTTAGAAAAAACATACAGATTCTTATCTAATGGCAAAAGTCCTTACATAAAAGAAGGTCAAGAAGTATATGTAAGTGGAAGTATGGCAATTATGTTTATTGAAAGAGGTTATGGCAAAGTTCTTAACGATTAGTGATTTTACAAACAAATTTGAAGTAACGACTGGATTATATCAAAATGATAAGATTCAGTCTTACTTGGATAGATACGAAGACGAATACCTTGTAAAGTTATTTGGTGTAGAATTGTATGATTTGTTTATTGCTGATTTAGATGTAAACAACGAACCGCAAGACGCTAAATTTATTCAAGTATTTGAACCTTTTAACTATCAAGAAGGATTCAGTCTATTAATTTCTCGTGGAATTAAAGATATGTTATTAGGATTCTTGTATTTTGAGTATATGAAGGATTTGGTAGTACAGACTACAAGTGTAGGTGTGGTAAAGCCTGAAGAACAAAACTCTAAAGTTGTTTCAGCACATACACCTATTTACCTTAAATACAACGAAAGCATTAAAACTTACAATGCTATACAAGAGTACATTTTATTAAATATGACAACGTACCCTGAATATAGGGGAAGACAAAAACAATACGCATACTGGTTATGAGAGATATTAGTGTTTTATTTGAAGAATTGGTTTCACAGATTGACAGTACAATTACCATTAAAAGCAAAGTTGGTAATGTGTTTAACGCTTGTGATACTAAATGGTTAAGAGTAGGTAAAAAAGTTTGGGGATTAACCTCTGCAAATGTACTAAAACAAACAACTGTTAAAACACTAACAAAAGATACTTCATTTGAACTTAATGACAACACAATAGTAAAGGGGATATATATTTCATCTCCTTTTGCTATTGTAGGAACAAAGATTGCTACTAACAACGAGTTTATTTTAAAGGGTAGAAACCTATTAGATAAGACACCTCTTATTTGGTTGTTAGAATCTCACAACGAAAAGGTATATAACACAGAAGCAAGTTTAGAAAGAGATATAAAAATGCGTATCATCTTTCTTGACGAAACAAATGTAGCACAATACAAGACTACAGACCATAGACTACAAGTAGTAGAGCCAATGATTGCTTTACAAGAAGAATTTATAAAAGTTCTTAACAAAAAGCCAATTTACAAAACGTTAAAAGATTTCAATAGAAATGTATTTAGTAGATTTGGTGTCGAATCAGATAAAGGTGTAATACAGAATATCCTTGACGCTGATTTAAGTGGAATAGTAATTGAATTTACGACTTCCAAGTACAAAGAACCATGTAAATGTTAGTTCAGTCATAGAGCCGATTTAATAATCACTTAATAACTAAACCCAACATAGGTCGAAAGATTTATTGTTTAATTATTAAATTTTATTAAAAATGGAAATGACTCCTGAACAAGTAGTTGAAAAAATCAACTCATTAATCGCTGAAAAAACAGCAAACTCTGTATCTAAAGAAGAATTAGATGCGTTTAAATCTCAACTTTCTACATTAGAAGGAAAATCAGATGTAACTGAAGTAAAATCTGCTATTGCTAAATTAGAAGGAATGGTAGAAGGAATGAAAGAAGCGAGAACAGAAAAGAAAAATGTTTTCAAGTCAATGGGAGAAGCAATTGCTGATGCTTTTGAATCTTCAATCGAAAAAATCACAGAAGTAAAAGAAAATGGTGGTTTAATGAACCTTGATGTGAAAGCAGTAGGTACAATGACTATCACTAACAACTACTCTGGTGGTACAGTTGCATTATCTCAATTAGAAGCAGGTGTTGCTCGTATTGCTCGTAGAATGCCTTTCTTACGTCAGTTAGTTAACACAGCAGGTACAACTTCAAAGTATATCACTTACTTACAGTCTAACGGACAAGAAGGTGGTGCAGGTATGACTGCTGAAGGTGCTGAAAAAACACAAGCGGATTTCAACTTGGTAGAAACTTCTGTAGAGGTTAAGAAAATCACATCTTGGATTAAAGTATCTAAAGAAATGATTGCTGACTTACCATTCATGAGAAACGAAATCAACAACGAATTAATGGAATTGGTTGAGTTGAAATTAGATGAGCAAGTATTGTCAGGTAATGGTTCAGGTAACAACTTGACTGGTATCTTACAAAATGCTGTTGCTTGGGCAGCTGGTGGTTTCGCTTTATCTATCGCATCTCCTAACGAGTACGATGTATTAAGAGTTGCTATTTCTCAAATTCAAGGTAACTTGTTTAACCCTAACTACATTGTTTTACACCCTGAAGATGTAGCGAAAATGGAATTAAACAAAACTTCTACTGGAGAGTACACTTATGCTATGCACTATACTGCTGATGGAGTTGTTAGAGTTAAATCTATTCCAGTTATTGAAAACACAGGTATTACTGCAGGTACTTTCTTGGTTGGAGACTTCACTAAATCTAACTTACGTATCAGAGAAGATTTGAACATTCAAGTTGGTTATGTGAATGATGACTTTACTAAAAACTTAATGACAATCTTGTGTGAAGCAAGAGCGGTTCATTACGTTAAGTCTAACCACTACAACGCATTTGTTAAAGGTACTTTCTCTACTGCTAAAACAGCATTGTTATTACCTTAATTAATTGAGGGGTAACCAATCCCCTCTTATTTTTTTATTCATTAAATACCAATAAATTATGTCATTAGGTTGTAAATGTGATTTAGGTTTATCTAATACTGGTAAACCAAACTGTGTAACATTACAAAGTGTTACTTCAAAATTAGTTCTTGTTCCTTTGAAGGATTCTACAGGTGCTAAAAACTATTTAGATTTGGCTACTACTATCAATGAAGCAACATTTACTGCATTGATTAACCAAGCAGATTCTTCTAAAAGATGGTTTCCTTTAGGATTGTTTGAAAACGTTGAAATGGCAAAGGCTGATTCTACATTTGAAGAAGCACCATCAGGACGTAAAGTTTTCATCAAACAAGGTAAACGTTCTTTCGCAGGAGAGTTATGGAATGAAACACCACAGTTATTGGGTAAAATCCAAGACAACAGATGTGTTGATTTCGGTGTATATGTAGTTGATGTTAACGGAAACTTGATTGGTTCTAAAGTAGGTACTAAATTATATCCTATTCCAGTAGATAACGAATCTTTTGAAGCAAAATTAATGTTTGCTACAGATTCAACTGCTCAAAAGGTTATGGTAGCATTTGATTTCTACAGATTGTTTGACGAATCTTCTTTATGGTTGGTTACTTCTGATGAAGCATCTTTAGATTTCAACAACTTAGAAGGGTTGTTAGATGTTAACTTGACTATCGCTACAATTACTGCTACTGGTGCGGTTGCTACATTGACTTTAGACTATGGTACTGCTAAAAACCCTATCAAAGTTAAAGGGCTTGTAGTTGCTGATTTAGCATTGTTTAATGTTACTGATAACGCATCTGTAACTATTACATCTGCTACTGAAGGTGCTGACGGAGTTTATACTTTAGTATTTGCTTCTCAAACATCTGCTGATGTATTAAGATTGTCTTTAGATAAAGATGGTTACGTAGGTGCTTCTACGTTTGTTATACCTTAATAGGTAGCAAATCAATTAGTATTAGAGGGGTAGCGATTGTTACCTCTCTTTTTTTTATCTTTGTTTTATGGGTTTATTTGATAAAACAGTATTAGGCGATAAATTCGCCAATTTAAAGCGATTACAGACTATTAATTTATGGTTAGATAGTTTCGATTCGGAATTAAAAGAATTTGTCTTAAAACTCATACAATACGACCAATTAATACAAAAGGGGATTAGAGATGATGGAAGTGTAATTGGATATTACTCTGAATTAACAGAAGAAATAAATCCTTCAAAAAAAGCAGGCACACCATATACATTATTAGATACTGGAGAGTTTTTTAATAGTATGTTTGTACAAGTGTTAAGTGATGGGTTTATAGTAGATGCAGATGATGAAAAAACAGGCAAACGAAGAGTTGGAGATGAAATACAATCATTTACTGTTCACTTATTTGAATTGTATGGTAATGGAATAGTTGGATTAACAGAAGATAGTAAAGAAGAATTTCTACAAGAATTAAGAATTAAAATGATAGAGAAATGCAGGGAGTATGTTACACAAGCATAGATGAAATGCCACTATACAATTGGAATAAATGTATGGAGGGAGATTATAGATATGTACGAATTGATGAAAAAGAATCTAAAGACAATGTAGATAAATTTGAGGTAGTTTATGCTGATTATATTGAGAAATTTGGTATTGATAACAAGTTTAAGCAAAAGATTGAACTAATTAAAAAAATTGCAATTCTACAATGTGAATACTTGATAAGCAAGAATAGATTCAAATTAACTCAAATAGAGGTAGAAAACACTAAATTAGAAGCAATAAAAACCGAACACGGAGCAGGTATGTCATTACAACAAGTACTGATACACTTATCTAAATGGTTGGGTTACAGATTAGATTGGAAACAAGTGTCTGTAAGTGAGTACTATACAATATTAAACGAGAGTTCTAAACAAGCGAAAAATGGCTAATAAAATACAAAGTTCAGATTTATTCGAGAAAGACTTATTTGAAGAATTAAACAAGGCTATAACTGAATCAGAAGCCAAGTTAAAAGTATTTAGTGATAATTTAGGCAAGATAGGTGCTAAACTAAAGGAAGAACTAAATGGTTTAGATGTAAAAAATCTAAATAGTATTAATGAAATCCTTAAAAAGAACAAGGAGATTGAGAAGTCTTTACAAAGCCAGTTTGAATTAGAGAAAGAACAACTTAAATTACAAGCACAAAAAGAGAAATTACAGATACAACTTGACGATTTAAAAAAGAAATCACAAGCACAAGAAGAAGCAAGAGCAAAAAATTTAGCAGATAAAGAAGCAAAGAAATTAGCAAAAGAAGCAAAAGAAGCAGATAATTTAGCTAATGCTTACAAGCGTTTAGAGAAAAACACTCGTGAACTTAAAAACGAAAGTAAGCGATTAGGTGCTGAAATGCTTGAATTAGAAAAAGCAGGAAAAAGAAATACCAAAGC